CTCGCCTTCGATGATGCCGACATCGGCCATGAGGGTCTCTCCGGGTCAGAACAGAGGGGGGTCAGGAATGAGGGGGGTCAGGGGTTGGCCGCGGGGGCCAGGCGGTAACGGAAGGTCACGACCGAATGGCTGGTCAGGCCGTCGGCGTCGGTCAGGTGCTGGGGCCCGGTCTCGACCTCGTGGCCGATCACCCCGAAGCCGTCGACGTCCAGCTTGACGTCCAGGGCCAGGCAGACGGCCGCCATGATCGTCTTGGCCTCGACCTTGCCGACGGCACGGCTCCAGACATGGACGGTCACGAAGATCGAGGCGGCGTCGAAACAGGCGTTCGCCTCAGAGGTGACCTGGTCTTCACCGATCGCCACGTAAGGGAAGCGGGCGGTCACCCGCCCGGCGGCGTCGATGGGGACCCGGTCGAAGACGCGGGGCGTTCCGCCGAAGGCCGTCGCCAGGGCGGCGGAGCCGGTCAGGGCGGCGAAGACGGCCTCCTGGACGGGCAGGCTGGGGTCCTTCATTCAGCGACCCCTTCCTCCAGCTGCATCAGCACCCAGCGGCGGTCGCCGTCCAGGTCGCCGGTCCAGCGGATGTTCCAGACCCGCTCAGGGTCGCGCACGTCGACGACCCGGTCATCCGGGCCGATGCTTCGGGTCAGGCGCGAGGACTGGACCCAGAGGTCCCAGCTGGCCTTGCCCTGCAGGCGCCCGGCGATCACGGTCTCGCCGCCCCGGGTCGGGTTCAGGCTGGCCCGGGCCTCGCCCAGGCTGCGCCAGTCGCCCTCGAAATTGCCGAAGCCGTCGGCCAGGTCCTGGCGCCGCTCAAACCGGACCCGGTCGCGCAGGTCGAAGCTCTTCACGTCAGGCGGTCCAGTAGGGGTCCGCCGCCAGCCGCTCGGCCTCGGCCCGGCTGGGCGCGGTCGCCAGCTCCTGGCCGGCCCCGGCGGCGATCGCCGCGGCGCCCGCCTCGGCGGTGACGTTGACCCGCATGCCGGCCTTGTAGGCGATCAGCCAGGTCTTCCCCGTCGGGGCCCAGTCAAAGTCGTTCGAAAAGGCGATCCACATGGGCTATCCGATCAGGAGCGCGCCCTTCCGCGCCAGGATCGCGGCGACCCCGAGCGGGATCTCCGGAACCTGGCCGGGGGCCGTGGCGGAGGGATTGGCGTACCAGTGGGCGGCCAGCATCAGCACCGCCCGCTTCAGGGCCGGGTCCGGGCTGGCCGGGCCGGCGGTGAAGGTGACCTTGACCCCGCCGACCAGGTCCGCCGTGTCCGGCCAGTCCTTGTTCAGGGCCGGGGTGATCCGGGCCGGGCGGCCGTCCAGGTCGATCCGCACGTTCGCCAGGTCCAGGGTCTGGGCCAGGCCCGCCGGGTCCAGATAGGTGATGCCGGTCACCGCCGTGACGGGGCCGAGCGGAATGCTGATCACCTGGTCGGCGGGGAAGCCGTCCAGGCTCAGCGACCAGGTCGAAGGGGCCAGCGCCAGGCCGATCCCCTCCGGGCCTTCGATATGCGCCTGGGCGGCGACGACCAGGTCGCTCATCAGGTCGTCGTCGTCGTCAAAGTCCACCCGCAGGTGCGACTTCAGCTCGGCGACCGAGATGATTGACGCCGAGGGCGTCGTCCAGGTCAGGCGGGTCCAGGCGGGGGTCACGGGCGAGGGGCCGTTCAGGCTTCAGGCGCGTCGGAGGCTTCAGGCGCGTCGGAGGCTTCCAGGGCCTCGATCACGTCGACCGGGTCCGGCGCAGGGCGCGGGTCCGGCAGGGCGTTTGCGCCCCGTGGCGCCTTTTCGGCGTCGCCCGAGGCGACCAGGGCTTCGCCGTCGACCAGGTCATAGACCTCGCCGCAGACCAGGGGGCCGCCCGGAGCGGCCCAGAGAATCCGAACCTTCATCAGGTCTTCCTTTCAGGATGGGGGAGATGCGCGGGGACGGGCGAACCCGCCCCCGCTGTCTGGCGGACCGGGATCAGGTCGCCGAGTTCTGGAAGAACTTCACCGCGCCGCCGACGTCGACGAAGTTGCCGTCCGACCGCATCCAGGCCAGGAACCCGACCTGGCCCTTGCGGGCGTAGGCCGAGTCCGTGAACCGGAAGAGGGTCACGTCCATGACGTCCCGGATCTTGTAGAAGCTGAAATCACCGAAGAGGATCGAGCGGGCGTTCGCGGCCATCACCGCCACGTCCTGGTTCACCGTGACCGGCGAGCCCAGCAGCATGTCCGGCGCGCCGCCCCGGTCGGCGACTTCGTAGCCGGGCACGAAGATCGGCCGGCCGGTCGTGTCGACGATCTTGCGCACATTACGAAGCGAGGCGTCGTTCATCATGAACCGCCCGCGCCCGCCCTCGCGATAGGCCGGGTCGATCGAATGCTGCAGATCGACCAGGTCGGCGTAGGTCACGCTGGTGGCCGTGCCGGTCGCGCCCGCCTTGCCGAGGGTGGCGGCGGTGACGATGCCGCGGGGCTGGGCCGTGCCGGTCCCGGTCGTGAAGTGCTTGTTGGTGATCCGGCCGAGGCGCTGCGCCAGGCGGTTGCGGACGAAGGCTTCGACGTCGATCACCGAGTCCTGCAGAAGCTCGAAGGGCACCGCCACGGTCTTGGAGCTGTACTTCCGGGCGCCGAGGGTCCGGATGTCAAAGCTCGGATCGAGGTCGGTCGCCGTGCCGTTTTCGCCGATGAGCTCGCCTTCCTCGCTCGTACCGTCCGAAGTCGGGAAGTTGATCGGGTTGCCGCTGGCGGTCTGGATGACCTCGGCCACGGAGCGCATGCCGCCGAAGGCCTTCAGCGCGTCCAGGATCGAGGCGGCCACCTCGGTTGCGACCGTGAAGCCGCCTTCCGAGTTAGTCGTGGTCGACATGGTGTTCCGGATCACCGCCATGTCGGCGGCGTCCATGACCGCGTCCCCGCCGCGCAGCCACTTCTGATAGACGGCCCGGGCGGCGCTCGCATTGCCGCCGTCGTGGGCGGCCCGAGCGGTCGCCTCGGCGACGCGGGAGTCGAGGGCGTCGGCGGCGACCTTCTCGTTGAAAGCGCTGATCCGGCGGATGCTGGCGTCGATCTCGTCGATCTGGGCCATGCTGGAGTCGTAGGCGGCCTGGGCGTCGGGGCCCCAGGTCTTGGTGTTCTCCACCAGAGCCTTGAGCTCGATGGCGATGGCGCCCCGCTGTTCGCGGAGATCCTGAATAGACTTGGTCATGGTCGGGTTCCTGTTCAGGGCCGGGACGCTCCCGGCGAAGGTCTGCTTGCGCGGGGGCGCCTAGGCAGCGTGGGAGAGCAGCCGGAGGGCCAGGAGGCGCTTCCGGTGCTCGATCTCGGTTTGCGGGCCGGCCTCGGCTTGGACCGGCTCGAGGACGGGGGCGGGCTCGGGCGCAGGCTCGGGAGCCTGAGCCTGCACCTGTCCGGCCGGCGCATTGTCGTAGACGCCGAGGTCCCAGGCCGCCTGGGCGGCGGCAGGCTTGTCCTCGGCCACGCGGTCGGCCAGGCCGGCCTCCACCGCTTCGGCCCCCGTGTACCAGGTCTCGGCGGCCATCAGGGCCGCCCACTCGGCGGGATCGCCGCCGGCCTTGGCCTGGTAGGTCTCGACGATCGAGGCGTCGATCTTCTCCAGCAGGGCCGCCGTCGCCAGGAAGTCGCCCTTGTTGCCGAGGGCGATCGTCCAGGCCTCGTGAATCATCATCATCGAGCCGGGGGCCATCACGGTCTCGCTGGCGCTCACGGCCAGCAGGCTGGCGGCCGAGGCCGCCACGCCGTCGACGTAGGCGGTGATCTTGCCTTGATGCTCGCGCATGGCCTGGGCCATGGCCCGGGCCGCGAAGACGTCGCCGCCCGGGGAATTGATCCGCAGCTCGACGTCGCCGGCCATGGCGCGCAGCTCGCGCGCGAAGGCCTCGGCCGAGATCCCGCCCAGCCAGGCGGCGTCCGAGTCCGAGGCGACGATGACGTCGTACACGACCAGGCGGTTGCCTTCCGCGCGGAAGGCCCCCCGGCCCCGGTTGGCCTGGATCAGGCGGTGAAGCTGGCGCATCTAGGCGGCTCCGTCGGTTTGCGGATCCGGCGCGGGCGCCGGGGAAGGTTCGGTCGGGTCTGGGGCCGCCGGGGCCGGGGCCTGGGCGGGGAAGGGCGTCTCGGGCTGGCGCTTCAGGCTCAGCCGCTGGCGGACCTCTTCGACCGTCATGAAGGCCGGCTCCCCGGCCCGCCCCAGGGCGATCCGGAAGCCTTCCAGCAAGGTCTTGAAGTCCGCCCGCTCCAGGTCGGTCGTGTCGAAGGCCAGCACCTTGCGCGGCCCCCGGATCAGCTTCCGGTTCAGCTCGGTCTCGATCTTGTTCAGATGCTGGCGCAGGGTGTACCGGACGAAGCCGACGCCCATCGCCTCGACGCCCGAGCCCCAGCTGGTCGTCTTTTCGTTGTGCCCGATCATGAAGGGCGGGACGCCGTAGATCCGGGCGATCTCCTCGACCGCGAACTTCCGGCTCTCCAGAAGCTGCATCTCGTCTGCCGGCAGGGACAGCGGCGCGGTCTTCAAGCCGTTGGTCAGCAGCATCGGCTTGCGGCTTTTCGCCAGGCCGCCGTGCGCCTCCTGGATCTGCTCGCGCAGCTGGTCGATCGCCGCCGGGCTCAGCCCCTGGTCCGTGGTCAGGACATAGTCCGGCCGGGCGCCATTCGAAAAGAACCGGGCCGAGTACTCCTGCATGGCCGAGGCGACCGGGGCCGCCAGGCGCAGGGCGTGGCGCAGGGGGCTCAGGCCCTGCAGGCCGTTGAACCCGAAGCCCGGGACGTGAATCATTTCGGCTTGGGTCAGGACCACCCGCTTGCCGTCCTTCGGGGCCGGCAGCAGAGGGTCGGGGTCGACACCGTACAGAAGCTCGCCGTCCGTGACGTTCAGGACGGGCGTCACCCGGTCATAGGCGAGGGGCTCCAGGCCCAGGACGCGACCGTTCGGGTCGCGCCGGATCCGCAGGTAGGCGTCACCCCGCAGCAGCAGGGACAGGCCCAGGTGCTCCCAGCCCGCCGCCGCATTCCAGCGCGGCGTCATCTCCTCGTTCAGGATCCACCAGAGATCGTCGTTGTGCAGGCGGTCGCGCTCGCCGTCGGCCTGGCGGGCATAGACCTGGACCGGCAGGGACGCGATGGTCCCGGCGATCAGGTTCACCGCCGCATAGACCGCCGAGACGGCCAGGGCGCCGCGCTCGTTCAGCACGGGCAGGCCGGCCACGGGAAGGGTCTCGCCGAAGATCTCGCCGGTCAGATAATAGCCCTGGTTGCGCACGGGCGGCGGAGCCGGCGGCGCGAACCAGGATTTCAGATTTTCGATCAGGCTGGCCATCAGAGGAAATGAATCTCCGGGGCCCGCTGGGCCTGTGGGTTGCGGGACATCAGGATCACCGCGTTGAAGGCGGCCATGAGCGGGTCGATCTTCGCCTTGCCGGCGGCCTGTTTCGTGATCAGCACCGCGTTCCCGCGCTGCTCGACCTTGGCGTTGCCGACCGCCCAGGCCATCAGGCCCTGGCCGCAGTGGCGCAGGGTGCCGTCCGCCAGCTTGCGTTCGGCGCCCCAGATTGCGCCCGCCAGGCGATAGCCCTGGGGCACGGCCACCACCTGGTCGCCGGCCACTCCCCGGGCCGCCAGGGCGTCCACCAGGGCCGCCACCCCCTGCGGGTCCAGACCGACCGCCGCCGCCGGCGGCAGGAGGCCGGCCGCGTTCAGGCGCTCGACCAGGTCGGCGATGTCCTCGATGTCCTGGGTCGGCCGGGCGCAGAGGGTCAGGTCGCCCTCCTCCGCCATGTCCTCCAGCTGGGGCACGATCTCCTTACGCCGCTCGCGCACCTCCGGGTGCGCCCAGGCATGGCTCCAGAGAAGCCAGTCGTCGGTGTCGCGGTCCCGGCCCAGGACGGCCAGGCCCATCAGGTCGTCCAGGCCGCCGCCGTCGATCCCGACGACCGCCACGTCCGACCGCGTCATCAGGTCGTCGAGGCTGGTCAGGTTCGGGTCCGTCGCCGCCAGCCAGTAATCCGCGCCGGCCCAGCGGTCCGTCTTCAGGGCCATGCCGACTTCGACGTTGAAATGCTGGCTGGCCAGCAGGGCCAGTTCCTGGGCTCCGGTCCGCTTAGCGGTCACCAGGCTGTTCTGCAGGAACTGGATGTCGACGCTGCGGCCCAGGTTCGGGTTCACCCGACCCCAGACTTCCGGCCGCATCCAGCCGCCGTCCGCCTGTTCGGTCTTGGGCAGCTCGTACAGGACGGCCAGGCGGGGCAGGTCCAGCTGGCCGTCGCGCACCTCGCGGGCGATCGTCAGCTCGGACCGGAAGACGCCGGCGGGCGGGGTCTTCGACTGGGTCGTGATCTGGATCAGGAAGCCGTCGGGCCTCGCCGCCAGGGCGCCCCGGACCTCGATGAAGATGTCGGCCGCACTGCTCCGGGTCGCAAAGACGTGGGTCTCGTCGATCAGGATGCCGGTCGACTTCGAGCCGGTGATGACGTCGGTGTCGGCCGCCTTGATCTTCAGCTCGGCGCCCGTGCGCCGGTTGACGATTGTCTTCAGGTGGTCGCGCAGCTGGAAGAGCTGCAGCAGCACCGGGTCGGCCTTGATGATGCCTTCGGCCTGGCGATAGCTGATGCCCGCGATCTCCATGGTCGGGGCGATCAGCAGGAACTCGGCCCTCGGCCGCCGGTTCACGATCATGGCCGTGACCATGATCGCCGCGGCATAGCTCGACTTGCCGTTCTTCTTCGGGACCAGGAGGAAGAGCTCCTGGATCATCCTTCGGTTTACTTCCGCGTCGTAAGCCCCGAACAGGGCCGCCACGATCTCGCGGATCCAGTCGCCGGCGGCCTCCGCCATAGGCGGCTGGTCGATCACGTCGGGCAGCCTCAGCCGGTCGAAGATCCGCAGGGCGCGGTCGCGCTCCGCCGGGAACAGGGGCAGGTCGGGGACCAGGCTGGCCCCGGACATGATCCGGGCCTCCCAGTCCGGGACCGCCGTCCGCCAGGCGCCCTGGCCGGTGAAGGCGTTCACTGGATCGTCTGGGCCGCGACGTCAGGGGCCAGCAGGTCGTCGCCCCAGTCCGTCCCCTGCCCGGCCGTAGTCGCGGCGAGCTGGGCGGCTTCCTTCTTGCCAAGCGGGGGCGGCCTGGGGGTATGCGCCGGGCGGCTCGAGGTCAGGAAGGCTTCGGCGTCGCCGCGGGCCATCTCCTGGCGGATGTAGTTGGCCGCCGAGACGTTGCCGGCGACGGCCTTCTTCCACATGGCCTCGTTCAGCACCTGGCGGGCGATCTCCGCACCCGAGCGAAGCTCCCGAAAATAATACTTCCGCAGGGTCGGTTCCGACAGGCCCAGCCGGCCCGCGATCGCCTCGACCGTCGCCCCCGTCGCCCGAAGAACTCCAACCTTTTCCGCGACTTGAGGCAGCCGGCGGTGACGCTTCCGCCCCCCGCGCCCCCGGGCTTCCACCCAGGGATCCCCGAACAGGTCGGTCGCCTCCGATTCATCGCTCATCGAGAAAAAAACCTGCGAATGGG